AGATGAACTAATCTCATTACAGTATGGAAAATTCCGTCTAAATAAATAAAAACTCCTTATCAATGTCTCACACTCTACGAACAACTGAGATATTCATTCCTCTTACAAATGAGGAGGAGTTCTGATGTCTGGTAATTTTCAGTGCCCACAGGGACAAATATGTAGCGATGAATATGGAACTGCTGTAGGATCTAAAAATACAAATCTTTTTTTAAGAACATCAACTGCTATTCAGCAGGGATCAGGAACTCAAATCACAGGAGGAACTACAACTTTATATACATGGAAACCAGATACAACAAGTGGATTAAGTTATGGAACAGGTCAAGGAAGTTGGCAACCTGCAGCAAAAAGTACTGATGGAAAAAATTGGACTTTATTGAAAGACAGTGAAGGACAAAATGTTTTGGGGACAGATGCTGCCAACTCATTATTAAGTCCAACAGGAAATTTAAACAAAAATGTAGCTGCAAATACTACAAAAACTCTTCAGCAAAAAGGCGGAATAAAACCAGCAGATACACAAAAAATAGTTCAAAGTAATGCTTCAACGACAGGAGCAGGAACATCAGATGGAACTAGTGCTATAAATTTAGGCGAAAATCAAAAAAATCTAGATGCAACAAAAATATCAGATTCAGATAAAACTAGAAAAGTATCAGAATATCCATCATCTGAATATTTAAAATATCCACTTACATTAAAACTAGAAGAACAAGATTGTATTAAATTTACAATGCTTGAGTATGCGCCAAGACAAATAGATTTGCAAGGAATTTCTAAAGGCGCTCCTCTAAGCACAAGAGATACAAATACTAATAGAACAAGAGGAAGTACAGTTGTTCTTCCAATTCAACCTTCAATTACTGATTCCAATACTGTTCAATGGGGATCAAATGAAATGAATGCTGCTGAAATGATAGCAGCATCTGCAGCATTTGGAACAATAAAAGGTGGAGGAGATGGAATGGCAGAATCCTTAACAGCAGCGACAGAACTCTTAAAAAATGCAAATAGTGATATTAAAACTGCAGTTGCTGCAGGTTTTGCAGAAAATGCAGCTGGAGTAAAAGGTGGACTTTTGACAAGAATAACTGGAGGAGTTGTTAATCCAAATATGGAACTATTATTCCAAGGTCCACAACTTCGTAGTTTTACTTTCAATTTTACATTATCTGCAAGAGAAGCAAAAGAATCACAACATATTCGCAATATTATTAGATTTTTTAAACAAGGAATGTCAGTAAAAAGAGCATCAACTGGTCTCTTTCTAAAATCTCCACATACATTTGAAATCAAATACATGCATAAAGATACAGAACATGGTTGGATTAATAAAATAAAAGAGTGTGCTCTTACTTCTTGTAATGTCAACTATACTCCTTCGGGAAATTATGCAACATATTATGATGGTTCAATGACATCATATGAATTAACATTGGGATTTAGTGAACTCGAACCAATTTATGATGATGATTATGGAAAAGGATCAACAACATTTGAAACAGAAATAGGTTACTAAAAATGGCAACGTACTTCAGACAAGTTCCAAATTTTGGTTACATCAATCGCGCAAAGGATGGAAAGAATCTTTCCGATTATACGATTGTAAAAAACTTATTTAAAAGAGCAAAACTACGTGATGATATTTTTCAAAACTTAGCATTCTTTGAAAAATATCAAATCATTGGAGATAACAGACCTGATAATGTTGCCTATGAAGTCTATGGTGACGAAACTTTAGATTGGATAGTTCTACTTTCAAACAATATTCTTGATGTTAAGACCGAATGGCCTATGACACAAAGAACTTTTGATAAGTATGTTTTGGATAAGTATGATGACTACAACACTCTTTATAATGGAATCAAGTATTGGAAAACGACCGAAATCAGAGATTCTAATGGAACTATTATCATTCCAGGCGGATTAATTGTTGATGAAAAATTTAGTCTTCAATATTATGATAATGGAGAATATCAGGAAGCAAGAAACTTTGCCGTTCCAGTTACAAACTATGAGTATGAGATCGAACTAGAAGAAAAGAAAAGAAACATTTATATCTTAAAACCAATATATTTAAGTGTAGTTTTTGATGACATTGCTGAAATTATGCCATATAAAAAAGGTTCTCAGCAATATGTTTCTGAGAACCTTAAGCGTGGTGATAATATTAGACTCTACGAATAATCAATCATTCGCAAGTTTTGAGAAGTATGCAAGAGCATCATCTTCATCATCATCCTGAGTGATCTTAGGAAGTGAAGGAGATTTAGAACGAGCATAAGACTGTTCCAGTTCTTCCACAACACGGTCTTGAACTGAAGGAGTAGAAGTATACTCTTCAAGTTCATCTTCTTGCTCAACAACTGCACGGGAGCGAGTAGGAGAAGCAGTTTTCAGACCCAGAACCATATTCATACGACGCTCAAGTTCTTCATAAGACTTGAACTGATCGGGAGCAGTGATAGCAGTCAGAGAATACTCTTTCTTCCAGAGGGTTTCAAGAGCATCGTCATCATCCAGTAGTGGTTCAACAGAACCAAACTCTGACTTGTCGTAATTCCAATACCCATCTTTCTTTACGATTTTGAGTTTGAAATTAGCACCCTGCCAGAAGTCAAAAGGATTGATAGGAGTTTCATCTTCAAACTCAGGTTGCATTGCTTCCATAATCTTATCAAAGATTTTCTTACCATACTTGTAAAGAAAAACTTTACCTTCATTCTGAGGATTTGCAGGATCTTTTACAACGTAGATATTGCTGTAATAAGAAAGTTTACGCTTTTGTTTGCGAACGATTTCTTTGTTCGTTTCAGAACCAGTGTTCCACAGTTCTCGGTTGTATTCACCAAGAGGATCTTTCTGACCAATCGTAGTCAGAGAGTTTTCAATATACCAACCACCAGGACCTTGAAAGGCATGAGAATACATCTTTGCCCAAGGAAGTTCTTCACCTTCAGGAGCAGGAAGGAAACGGATAACAGCAAAACCGTTTCCAGTTTTGTCCATCTCAGGTTTCCAGAGACGATCATCTTCTCCAGTGCTTGCGGTACTCATCTTTTCAACTTCTTTTACCAGTTTAGAAGTCAGAGAACCCAGTTTGGATTGCTTTTTAAGTGCTTCAAAAGACATTCGGATTACCTCGTATTAGTAGGATTTGGCCTTTGTGTACTTCGTTATTCTACAGGTCTGAACCTGTTTTGTCAATCTGTTCTTTCATTACATCGAGCATTCTGGACATATTATTCAAAATAATATTCATATCAGTGCCAGGAGGCATACCCATCATGATTGCAGAACTCACAATACGTTCCTTCATTTCTCTTGCTTCAGGATCATCAGATAAACTCATTCTTGTATAAAGAACTTTTTGTTTATCTAAGAGTCTTTCAAGAACCTCAACATGCTCAAGTTTTTCTTCTTTACTCATCGATGGAAACTTAAAAATATTTCCATAGATTTGTTCTTGAAGTTCTGCAATTTCAGTCATCTCTGCGCGGACAACTTCGGAACTAAAAAAACTCATTGATCCTCCAGAATGATCTCTTTCAAAATTTTACGAATAAGAAATACGTCAATATTTATAAATGGCGTATATTTTTTAACTCTACGACTGACGGTTTCCCACACTGGATCCTGCAGTTTTTTATCAAAGTTCTTTGAGTAAGCAAAGATTTTATCTAAAAGAACCATTGTTTCAAGAGATACTTGACCACTCAAATGTTTCTTTAAGAGAATAGGATGTCCTTTTGCACATTTAAATATGTCTTGAAACTTATTTTCGCCAAATAGAGATTGACTTTCCTCTTTAAAAAAATATGAAAGAGACTGAATCTTTTTTTGCCAGTTTTGGTATCTCGCTTCACCTTCTTTCATCATCTCACCAATCCAAAGTGTTTCTGGATCAGGGCAAGATACAAAGTTAGCAACAAAAAAATCTACAACTTCTTGATCTGATTTTTGTCTTGAAATCTTTTCAAACCACATTCTATCCTTCCGTTTGTAGAAAGACTGAACTGTTGCTCTAGACTTACCACAATACTTAAAATAGTCGTAGTTATCTTTGGTGAAATGATTCTTCAAAGACAAATAACATTTATAGGCATCGAACGGCATCATTCAAAAAAGTAATATAAGGGATTTTTGCCGGGAAAAAATTTGCCCGAAAATAGATTAAAAGACCAATTTTGCTCTGGAAGTCTTCTTGAGAAAGTTAAGTTCCATTGCCTCGTACTTAATCTTTTCTTTAAGAGGTTTTGAAATGAGTTTCGGAACTGATTCTAAATCAATATTATTTTGCTCGCAGAAATGAATGATAGCATCAATATAATTCATTTCAACATTAATCTGAACAAGATTTTCGATTTCCTGTGCAAAACGTGATGGACAGAAGAACTTATTTTCTAATGCTTTTTCTAATTCATTCTCCATCTGACCCAGTATTGTGATGTACAAATTCTTTAATATAACGAACTAATAACTTAATATAATCTCCTTTGTTTCTTTTGTCAAATACCTTGACTTCTCCGCCAGGAGTGACCATTAAAGTGATAAGTTTTTCAACAACCTGTCCCGTAAGTTCGTAATAAGCAGCAGCATAGAATGTTTCTTGAACGAAGTAGTTTTCAATCCACTGCTCTGGTTTAATTTTATCTGAGGTTTTAAAGTCAATAACCGCTAACTCTCCTTCATATTCAGCAATACAATCAACTCGTCCTGCAAGTCCAAGGTATTGGGAATAGAGAGTTCTTTCAATCGCGTGAATATTATTTATCTTATCAAGATAAGGTTTCGCGTGATGAAACATATGTTTTGTCAGGAGTTGATAATCATCCCAGACAAGTTCTTTATTTTCAAGATAATCTTGGCAGACTTGGTGAAAATCTGTACCTCTTGCTGTTGCTCTTTTTGTAATACGATTTGCTTCTTCAAGTCCTACACGCTTTCGCCAATCAATAAAGATTTGACGATTATAAAATGAAGTGACTGAAGTGATTGAAGGCACCCACTGCCCATCAGGGAGATGGTACAGACGGATGCCATTTGTTTCTTTCTTTTCTAGTTCAAGTTCACCTAAAAAATTATGATGAGTAAAGGTCATAGATTTAGTTCATTTTTTGCAATTAAATATTCCTTAACAAGTCCGCTACGACAAACATCTTCAATACCAAATTCAATAATATCAAAAGAAGGCATTACACGCAAGATTTTCATAAAATCAATAATACCATTTTTTTCATTTGTTTTGATCAAATCAGATTGAGTTGCATCACCACAGAACATAATCTTACTGTTCTCACCTACACGAGTAATGATTGAATCAAGTTCGTGAAAGTTTAGGTTCTGAAACTCATCTACGATAATGATAGCATTGTCCAGAGTAGTTCCGCGAATAAAAGAAGTACTCCAAAAACTAATCGTTCCCTGAGTTTTGAGTGCTCCATAAAGCATTTCGAAATCTGCATCTGTTGGGAGTTGGAACATATACTTTACCATATTCTTATAAGGAATTTGATAAAGTGATGATTTATCCTCATGATCTCCAGGAAGAAATCCAATCTCACGAGTAGCAACAAGAGATCTTACGATGTAGATTTTTTCATAAGGACTTCTTTCATCTAAAACATCTTGAAGAGCATTATAAAGAGTGATAAAGGTTTTACCTGTTCCTGCACAACCATAAGCAACGATATTTTGTGCTTTTTCGTATGCCTCATATAACA